CAAGAATAATTAAATCGGCTACGCCACGCCACCACACATCAATTTCAAAAAACCCACACGCAGATAAATCTTCTCTCAGCCCCATCTTAAATTCGCATAACTTCTCACCAGGTATCTTATTAAGATTATCCAGAGCACCCTTAACAAAATTAAACTGAGGCGGTAAGGGTTCCCCATCCCGAATGTATTTTTCTGCGGCCTCGTGAAACTGTTTGCCGTAGACTAAATGTTCCTTGTTGTCATCTTCTTTAAAGTCCTTCGCCACCCGCAAGTGGTAATACTTCCTAGGACATTGATCAAATGATTTAATGCTACTAAATGACCAGGGGGGTATTTTCATGTGCTCACTCAACGTGGCTTTTTACTGCTGCTCGCATCATGCGTAAGGCAACCACGGCCTCATCAATTACAGTGTTTGCTTCTATAAATCTTCTACGCTTTAACAAGTTATACGCTTCTTGGAGTTTGCGCTCGGCTTCTAAATAATGCGGTGTATAGTCCACAGTCTTAACATTCTCCATAACTTTTTCCTTTTCCTGATTCGCAATTAACGGGTAGTCCTTCAGCCCACTCAGGAACCCAACGCATACACTCCTCTATATAGGAAACACCTTCCTCTATTTGTACAAGATCGTCGGGAACAATGCAAGTGATTGCATCGTGCACCGTTAGCACCACCTTATATTTCTTTGAGATTCGTATCATCTGCTCGCCAATGATGCACCGCGCAATAGCCTGACATACGTTCTCTATGACTTTACCCCCGTAAATTTTAGTGCGCCCACGGCGGGTTTCATAAGAAAACTGCGGCCTGCCCATGTCATCCATCTCGGCTTTGAGCCCGTCATAGCGCATCCATAACCCGCTTGGCAGTCGAATGCCCGGACGCCCGTCTATTTTTAACACTCCGACCTTGCCCAACCCTGCCGACTCGCCACGCGATATGTATATGAGGACCTCTTGTGCCTGACGCCATAACGTTGTGATTTCGTGGTTAGTATGCCGATAGATCTCAATGATCCTCCGGGCTTCATCAATCTCAACCCCAACGCCGAACATCTTAAGTTGAGCCTGAAACTTAACTGCGCCCATACCGTATCCTGCGCCGAGGATAGTAGTTTTACCAACGAATCGTTCCTCTTTTGTAATTTCTTGAAGTGGTTTGTTATAGATTGCTGACGCCATGATTTTGTAAACATCTTTACCCTCCTTGAAAGCACTAACTAAGTTGTCCTGTTGCGCTAGCCACGCTAGCACCCTAGCCTCAATCTGAGCGGAATCGGTATCAACAATTACGAACCCTTCGGGGGCAATAATTGCCTTTTTCAGCTTGTTGGCGTTATCCCCTCGACTAGGCAAATTTTGCATATTGATCTTGTCATCCCCACCCCACCGCCCTGTGTGGGCTGCGTAGTATCTGATCGGGATGGGCAACGTCCCACGCTTGGCTATATCAATAAACCGTTGGGTACGGGTTTCTTCTAGCGTACTCTTTGTGCCAAGTCGCGCCGCTACTAATGCTTGCACCCGCAGATCGGGGTGATCTGCCAAGGCTTTAAACTCTTCGTCACTTTTGGCAAGAGCAAGCGTAGGTTGCCCCGTTGCAGGGCTTATCTTCATGGGCGGCTCTACCCCAAAACTCTTAAGAAGTTCAGCAAACTTGGGGTTACTCATCAAAGTTTCTTTGTCTGCTTCTGCTTCCTGTAACAACTTATCTTTTCTGTCCTTTACGTCCAGAAAGTGCTGTTCAAGTAAAGGCAGATCAAGTTCAAGTACGGGATCTATAAACATCCGCAGAGTCAAATCAATTAACTTAAGTTCCTTCTTCGGAAACCCGTTGATCATTTTAAAAAATAACTTATAGGTAAGTTCTACATCGTTTACACAGTAGTCACCATATAAAGATAGTTCTTGCTTTGAAAAGTTAAGGCGGCGTTTACCTATGGCGCGTACTACTTCATCACCCTTCTGACCTAGCTCATACTTCTCAGCCAACGCTTTCAATGACGCACTTGTCTCCACCCCATGCAGGGCACGCCCCATGCACATGGTGTCGGCCCAAATGTAGGCATCAATATCAAACACCCACTTTAAAATTGACCCGTCAAACATAGTGTTGTGGGCGATAGTTAAAGACTTATCCCAAGAAAATGTTGATAGCCATTCCCTAAGTTGTTCATGCGTACCGCTACCCCACTCGGTTTCCCCGTCGTTGACTTTCACCGCTACTCCAATAACTTCAAAGCGCGGATCGCGAACGTACTCTTCTGTGGTCAGGTTGGATAGGCTAAAGTCTTTGTCGTAATAAGTTTCAAAGTCAACAACTATCGTGTTCATTTACGATCTTTCAAAAAATACTTTTTGTTCTGTTCTCCAACCCATAACCCTGCACACACAAACTCTAACTCTTCGCTCGGCGGGTTAGATTTCAGGGCGTAGTGCATTCCTACTTTGAATCCCTCTGCGTAAGCACGATCTATTTGGTTATCAATAAGTATCCAAATCAAACCGACTACGCAGAGAACGACAACTGTTTTATAGAAGTTCATCTCACCCTCGGCTGACAGTTATACGTCTGCGCTCCATCACGAAACGATCCCATAAAACGGCAGTCCTCTGTAACTTGTTTGGACTCCCACGCCACACCTAAAATAAAAGCCACAATCGCAAGCACCACGCATCCAAAAGACGTGCGCCACTTGGACGCACACCAATCCCAAACTTTTTTGAAGTCGATAAGGTCTTTCATGTTTGCTCCTGATGTTTTTCTAGTAATACTTTATCTAAATCTTTCTTCAACACAAACTTTTTAATGTAAACGTATGTTGATGTAAGGCATCGTTTTGCGAGGGGGTCATACAAAGAGCCTGTAATTATGTCCATCAGATAAACCGTTTTATTCGAATCACCAACTATTGTAATTGGAGTCATTACGCGACCACCAAGATTTGTTTTTGCTTCGTACAACTTTTTATTCTTTAGCCATTTTTTCTGCTGTTTCTTTTGATTCGTAAAAGAAAAACAACTTGAAGAAACTGCACAGGGTTCATCAAAGTTTGACACTTTAACTTCAAGATACTTTACGGGGTTTGTAGTCATTGGTCATCAAGTTCTATTATTTTGTCAAGATAATGTTTAGCTTTTTTAATATCTTGAAGCCCCCCTTTGCCATCAACGCCCTTTGTATTTACTCGCGCAAGATAAGCGATTGCTGATCCAAGTAAAAATCCGCGAAACTGTCCGGGGGTAAGCCACGATTCCATCGCCTCCCACGGTTGTATCGTCAACTCCTTATAATGATTACCACCAACTTGTTCTTCGTTTGCACTCACGTTGCTCTCCAATTATCTAGTTCTTTAACTGCGTACTCTACTTTAACAGGCACACCTTTACCGTAAGTTAGCTTGGTTTTTAAGTATGTAACTGCTAATTTTTTTGTACGAAATAAAAGAGGGACTCGCACTTCCCAAAATTCTTGATGATTGGGTCGTGCGAATCCCGTTTTAGTTTTTATTGCCCATGCAATTGTTTTCACAAAAGTGATTTTCCAACTAAAGATGTTATGGTTTGAACATCCGGTTCCGGTTCTTTCTCTTGTTTCGGCGCAGATGATTTGCGTACCTTCTCGGTATCAATCCAAACCCAACGAGGAAAAGGCCAGTCAGAGGCGCTAGGAATAAGTACTGCTATTCGCTCCCCATCGTTAAGCACCCGCTGAACGCACCCTTTCTCTTTAGTTTTCATAATGATTACCCAATCACCTTCGTAAATTTTTACGGGCTTGTATTTGTAATACTTTGACTTGTAATTAACTTTTTCCACTTGCGCGAATCTGCTCTATGCGGCGTTGGATGTAGGACTTGGTAATCTCTAACGATTCAATCCCCGATTCGATGTAATCAATCTCGGCCTGAAAAATTTTTTCAAGGGCTGATGGCTGATGATCAGTTTCAGAGTGAAGCGGCACACGGCTAGCTAATTTGTCCATATTTTTCAGCACTCGCGCTACTGACACTTTCACTTGTTCTGATGGTTTATTTACATTATTATGTTTTGGTACGTTAAAGTTTGGTGCTGCTACATAAGTTTTGTTTTTGGTTTTAAACAATTGAAGTCGTTTTACCATAGGTTTTAACATTGAGTAAATGTTTTGTTTACGTATGTGAATGTTCAACGCCCTAGCTATTTCAGATGCGTTTTTGCGCGGGTTTGCTTTTACAAAATTGTAAATATTTACTTGGTGATTCATGGTTGCTCCTTGCTTAGTTTAAGTAATAGACCTTCAAGGTCTGCCAAATTATTCTCATTTATCACAATTGCATATCCCTTAGCTTCTTGAATGTCGCGCAGGTTTTTTTGTTGTAGTGGTGTTACTACTCCCTTACCCGCTTTGCACTCAACGCCAATGAAATGACTATTGTGGCAAACAAGAAAGTCGGGCGCACCTTGTCTCCCATAACCTCCGGTTACAGGCATAACGTAGTACGCACCGAATCTTTTTAACGCATCACGCACTTTAGCTTTTACCTTCGCTTCAGGCGTCATACTGCTCCCACCTTCTTGTGGGAACTGGCATCAAACGCAGAAAAATCTGCGCCCAAAAAATCAGTCATCGCTTTTCCTTGTTGTACAACGCCGCGATACTT